GATGAAGCGCAAGGTGGACGGCGCAACGCTCACGGGCTACATCGGCAAGGTAATTACCAACGGACGCAAGTCGTTCGACGAAATCGCCCGCGCGTCGGCCAAGAACACCACGCTGCACCCCAAGGAGGCCTCTCTGGCCGCAGAGCTGCTGCTGGAGGGCGTCGCCGAGCAGTTGCAGCAGGGCTACATCGTGGACATGGGGCCGCTGGGCGTCATCACCCCCGCCGTGAACACCCCGTGGAAGCAGGATGCCGACGAGCTGCAGCTCAGCGAGATGCGCCCGAAGGTGAACTACAAAGCCTCGGACGGCGTGATGGCTGCCGTGAAGAGCGCCAGCCTGGCATGGGCCACGCAGAACGACGAGCAGAACGGCACCGAGGCTCCCGCTGGCGACGACGACGTAACCACGCCCAACACCGAGAACCCCGAGCAGGGCGGCGACGGCGGCCAGGGCGACGGAGGCATCGAGTGATGTCTGATGTCTGATGGCTGAAGGCTGAACGAGAAAGCCCTGCCCAGCGGTGGGGTTTCCTTTCAAAAAAATTTTTAGGCGATATTTTTTTAAGGCGATATGACAAAGGAAACATTTGAAAAGGCGAAAGACCTTGTTGAGCACATCGGCTACGACAAGGAGGTTATCAGTATGCTCGACACGATGATAGAGCATTTCTACGACAACGACCATTGCGACATCAAGGTGAACTATCAGCCAGGCCCAGGAGGTATCGGGCTGGCTATCCGTCACCGCGATTTGCCCGAACTGCGCGATGCTCTGATAAAGGCTCGCGACCGCTTCAAGTACGAGTTGAGAAAGAACAAAGAGGAACTTCAAGCATTATAGGCGATATGAAAACATCAAATGAAATCAAGGCTTTTCTGATTGAGAAGCTGGAGGCAAAAGACCCGATGGGGTTGTACTTCGAGTTCTTTGAAGAGGTCGAAGAAAAGCAAGACATAAACCACGTCAAGGCGGTAATGTACCGATGGCAGGCAGCGTGCCGCGAGGTTCAGAAGGAGCGCGGATGGAACGGCATAGACGAGACATTCCCCAAGAGCATCTTCTGCTGGAACGCGACCATCAACGCCATCGACAGCGGACATGCCGAGAAGAGTTATCGAGCACTCAAGCAGGCTTTCGGATGGGACGTGAAAGCGGTGGCAGAGGGTAAGCATTGCAACATCGCGCAGATTATCATCGACGTGCTGCAAAGGCACTACATCAACAAGCAGAAGGAACGTCTCGGACTGACGGGCGAAAAGAAGAACAACGAGAAGCTATAATCCGTGTTCGACAAAAACAACCCTATGGCAAAAGACTGGAACGGCAACGCCGGCAGCATCTTCAAGACGCTCGGCGCATCGAACCACACCGAGAACGAACGCCAGGCCGACGACTTTTACGCCACCGACCCCGTGGCCATCGACCTGCTGCTCGACTATCCCCACATCCACATGCCCCACGGCGTCTGGGAACCATCGTGCGGCAGCGGCTGTCTCAGCCAGCGACTGCGCCAGCGCGGCCACCACGTCGTATCAACCGACCTTGTTAGTAGAATATGAGTGAAGCCAAACGATACAGCACCGACGGGCGACCCTTCCTCGAAGTCGCTTCGAGGGAGGGGCAACTGGTCCTCCGCATCCGACAAGCCACCGAACAAGGCTACATCGAGTGCGACCCGCAGGGCGCCTTCGACATAGGCTACCCCGAGAGCCGGACCCGCAGGGCGAGAGTCACCGACCAAGGTCATGTGTGCGGAACTATCATGTCGGGCAATACGAGTTTCTGCGTGTTTGTGGAATATGAGATATAACGGCTCAAGTTAATAAGAACTTCTTAACAACTTAATAAAATAGTTTGATTATGATTTACACGAGTTATGAGGACATGGCGACTTGCATACGGAGGAACGTGTGGAAGGTGCCGCAGGATGTGGACTTGATTGTGGGCATTCCTCGTAGCGGAATGATACCGGCACTGATGATTGCGGAGCTGATGAACATTCGGTGTGCTACACTGGATGAGTTTTTGCATGGGATGAGTATGTCATGCGGTGGGCGTGGGCGGTTGATACAGATGGGTGAGGTGAAGAAGGTGTTGGTGTTGGACGATACGGTGTTCTTGGGTAATGCACTGCGTAGGGTGAGGAAACAGGTGGATGAGTTTGCGGCAAGGAACGAAATCAGCGTCATCTATGGATGTGTGTATGCCGAGGGTCAGTATGCAAAGGAGATGGTGAGCATCTACTTTGAGGAGAACTACCGAAAGGGCGAGGCATGGTACTTCTACGAGTGGAACATCTTGCATCATTACGGCAAACGGACACGGGTGATGATGTGGGACATAGACGGACTGGTGTGTAAGGAACCGCCTGACGACAGGAACGTAGAGGAATACGAAGCATACCTGCCGAATGCCATTCCGATGATTGTTCCACGGACTACCATCGGTGCGTTTGTGACGTACAGGTTGGAGAAGTACAGAAGTATGACGGAGGAATGGCTGAGGAAGCATGGCATTGCATACGACAAGCTGTTGATGCATCCTGCGGACACAAGGGCACAGAGGAAGCATGACAGTTCGCCTGCGGAATACAAGGCAAAGATTTATCGTGAAGCAGAGTGGGCGGTGCTGTTCGTAGAGAGCAGTATGCACCAGGCAGAGCGGATTCATCAGTTGACAGGGAAACCAGTATATTGTTACGAAAACGGGAGGATGTATGTATAGGCGGGCAAAGTACATAGAGCCGGACAAGGTGTTTGTGTGTTGGAAGTCGCCTACGGAGAGTGAGAGCGAATCCCATACCGTAAGGCTGTGGATACGCAATACCGACGGAAGGAAATGCCGTAGGGTAGTTGCGGGGTTGAAAGCATTGGGTGTGATACATGATGGGCATGGGAAATATAAGCGTGACCTGGTTTGTAGAGAGCACCATTACTATACGTATTGGGAACTGACACTGGAAGGGGTGACGGACGATGAACTGCTGAAGACTGCACTGCAGGAGCAATACCGACTGATGCAGGACACACAGGTGGAGTGGGTGACTGCGTATAGGTTTCTGAATATGAAGGTGTGGCATAGACGTGAGAGGTGACGCTCACGGCTTATGGGGCCAATGGGGCTAATGGGCCTCATGGGAAGAATAGGGGAAAACCTTAATGGTAGGATTTGGTGGTGTGAAAGGTTTTTTGTATCTTTGTGGTGTTAAACCAAATATAGAACAGACCAATGGCTAATATGTACATCAGAGTGCCGCACTACGTGGCGAGTTTCTACAGAAACAGAGATCAACATCATCCGAAGAAGGTGGGTGAGCCGGTGAACATGGAGAACGAACCTGTGTTGTGGGATATGTTGATGCACTTCATCACTCCGAATCCTTATGAGAAGATAGTGAAAGACGGTTGCTTTTGCGAACGTATGTGGCGTAAGATGATGCGTGGGCAGCGACTGGATGGGAGCAACACCCGCATCAAGCGGAACTATAAAGAGCCGTTGACCGATGCTGAGGTCCGTGATTTATGCTCCCTGTCTGCCGCCACACACGAAGATACGGATGAGTATCTTTGCATCGCACTACCAGAGTATGTGTTTAGAGAAGGTCGTCAACAGTTGATTGACGGTCAGTATCAGATGACGACTGTATGCTATAAGCGGTTTGTTGCAGAGATGCGTCGTAGGTTTTGGGCTGAATGCATCGGCTACATAGATTCGTTCATAGAGGTGGACAAGCAGAAAGGCTACGACCGTAACATGATGGAAGGCATGGACCGCTTCATGATTCGTTACGACATCCAGAGTGGCGAAAGGAACAAATACCGCAAAACAATGAAGCGGAATTACTACCGACAGTTGAAGTATCAGCAGCATCGTCAATATGACTTTGTGGAGCACGGAGAGTTTTAATTAGAATAAAGATTATGTTTAAATTCTTAACAAGAGTTAAAAAATAAGGAAAATAAGGGATACGATTGTCACCTCCACTGTCACCCCGTTTTTGGGTTAATGGTTAAAGGTTAAGGGTTAAAGGTTAAAGAGGGTTTCAATGGTTTCAAAAGTATAAGGAGTTTAAGTTATGGAAAATAGATGTAGTGAAAATTTTTTGAATGATATCATTCGTGTTTATCCTTTGCAGTTGCAGCATCAGTTGCCGCCGACGGTACGCACGGATGTTGTTGCTTACAGTCAATTAGGAGAGTTTGACGAGCAACGGTTTCGTGAGTATATTGCGACCAAGCCGCACTTCACAACGACGGACGGCACAGGCGAATCGGATGCCGTGTTACTGCAAGACAATGTGCAGTTGAGAGATGCGACGGAGAAAACACGAGGTGGCTATCAGCACACCGTCAGTTGTTCGGTACATACCTTATATAACGGAGAAGGCGAACGCGCGCTTGTAGCCAAAATGGAGCAACAGGGTCACGACCTGATTGTTGAGCGACTGGACGGAACGCTGTTCCTGGTGAGGTGTTTTGAGCAGGCTCAAGTAGTCAACCATGAGGTCAGTGAGGAAGATAATGTACACGGTCTTCGTGTAACAATTGAAATGAAGAACGTAACGGGTTGGCAGGAGTTGGTAGAAGCCAGCAGCAGTTCAAGCGATTAGCCAATCACACCACAACAAACCACAGAAAGAGACCACATTGATGGCCTCTTTTTTTTATGCCCGAAAATAGTCACCTTTCCTTTTGTGGCTGCCCGTATTTTTGCAGCGAGAAATTTTCAGCAGCCCCGATGAAGGTGGCTAAGACACAACACAAACACAAAAGGAATGTATCTATCAGTTCTATCAGAAGTATTGCATGATGGCCGTATATGCATGGAGCCGATTGCCTATCAGAACCTCCGACGTTTGATGTTCTCAAACATCGAGATGCGTGTGAAGGCTGAGGACGTTGAGAAGAAACATGCAGAGCAACAGGTGCTGTCGAAGGGCCGTGAAGGAATGTGTTCTTCGTATATATTCCCATCGGATGCATATCGACCAGATGCACGTCGTGAGTTCTACGGTTCACTGGCAGCAGAAGATGACGTGGTGAATGTCATCACCATTGCAGGTCCGATGACCCGTGGTGGCGGTGCATGCTCATACGGCAGCATTGATCACAGAGACCTGATTATCGAAGCAGCTAATGTGCCACAGGTACGTGCCCACATCTTAGTGACCCGCACTCCTGGAGGTATGGCTTCGACACTGCGTGACTATCGTATGGCCATTAATTATGCTCACGCACATGGGCAGAAAGTATATATGCTGTGCGATGGTGACGTAGCCAGTGGAGGTGCGTTTACTGCCACTATCTGTGATGCCATCTATGCAGTGAATCGTGACGACAACATCGGTAGCCTTGGTATGTATTGCGCTTTCTTCACATCGAAGGAAGGCGACAAGGATGCCGTAACGCAAGAGACTTACCACGAGTACTATGCCAGCGCATCGAAGGACAAGAACGCATGGTACCGAGCAGCAGCCGAGGGCGATATGTCTTTGGTTGAGAAAGAAGTCAATGCCGACCTGCAGCAACTCTTGGCCAACGTAAAGGCAGACCGCCCACAGGTGAAAGCAGAGCAGTTGACCGGTAAGATGTACCGCATGGGCGATGTGGAAGGTAGCCTCATTGACGGCTTCACCTCATTATCGAAGTTGGCTGTGATGGCTATCAATGAATGGCATGAGCGCAAAGGTGCTGAACTGCCTGCAAAGGAAGGTGGAAAAAGCAACGCTAACGATGACGATAACGCTAACAATAACCAAAACACAAATACGAACCAAAAACAAGAGAACATGAAGACTTATCCCAACCTTGGTAAGGCGGCTGGACTTGAAGTCGCTTTCGAGCAGCAGGCTGACGGTTATGTTTCTTTGACAGAAGAGCAGGCAGACGTGCTGGAATCAGCTATCGTTGATGCCACTACTGCCAACGAGGAAACCGCACAGGCACTTGCTGACGCACAGACTCAGGTAGCCGAACTCACAGAGCAGAGCGCTACCAAAGACACTGAGATTGAATCACTGAAGCAGCAGTTGGCAGAGGCAAATACCAAAGCCGACGAGTTGCAAGCATCTCTCACCTCTAAGGAGGAAGAACTGGCTAATGCACAGGCAGCCGCAGAGACTGCATCGGCAGAGGCACAGACTGCACACGAGCAAGCCATTGCAGAACTGCAGGGCCAACTCGACGAAGCTAATGCTACTGTTGCATCGAAGGAGGCAACCATCAACGACTTGAATGCTACCATTGAGAGCTTGAACGCTTCAGCAGGTGGCAGGCAGAACGGCGGTGGCGCACCTGAGAACAATGGTGCAGGCGCAGAGCAGCCAACCTATTCAATGGAAGGCATGTACGATCACTCGCTTTCTCCAGCCGAGAACCGCAAGCGTATCGAGGCATACGAGAAGAAACAGCGTGAGATTATCGCACGTGGCTAATGAAAGCCAACACAAACACAAACCAATAACCAACCAAATTAAAACAAGACAATTATGGCACAACCAAACGTAATGAATCCCCAATTCATTGGGCAGGCCGCTCTTGAGCAGATTGCTATCAAGATTGAGCCTCAGATTGTGATGGGTCCTGCTTACAGTCGTGCAGGTTACTTCGAGCGCATGGGCTTCAAGGTAATCAGCGGCGTGCAGTTCAAAGACATCGCATACGTCTTGAACCGTAAGGGCGAGACCACAGTTCGTAAGGTCGTAGGTAAGGGTGTGAACAGCACCATTGGATACTTGGAAGAACGTCCGATGGTCTGCAAGCTGACCTGGAATCACTACACCGACGATAAACGATCCTATCAAGAGAGTCCTGTGATTGCTCCTGAAGGCGGTAACTACACTTATCCAGCTTCTGAGCTGGCTATGAAGGCTATCCTCGCTAACTATGGCGAAGACTTGCTGAATGCACTCTGGCATGGTGATGACACTCTTGGTTATACTAATCCTCTTGGTCTGTTCACTGGATTCTTCACTTACCTGCAGCGTGATATGGCGAAGGGTCGCATTAGCACTGCTTACGGCAACCTCGTCAACTGCTCTGCTATCAACGCACCATCTACTCCAACTGACATCAATGCTTGGAAGGCATTCAAGGCATGGGTTGCTGGTTGGAACGGCAAGCTCAAGAACCAAGAGAAGGTTCTCGTCTATGGTCGTGAGGAAACTATCCTCGCTATCTGCGATGCATACGCTAACAGCAAGAACCAGTATGCAGAGGCTGAAGCTCTTCCTAACGGAAACTTCAAAATCAAGTACTTCCCTAACATTGAGCTTTGTCCAGACTCAATGATGGGTGGCAGCGGCGATCTGCTCATCGCAACTATTCCTGACAACTTCCAGTACGGTGTTGACACCGAGAACGAGGACACTATGATTGGTGTTCGCGTAGGTACTGATCAGGATATGGGTCAGATTCAGTTCCAGGTACAGAGTGTTCAGGGTACTCGCGTACTCAACGTGAACGCATCTGTCTTCTGTATGAGCAACGGCTCGTTGACTCATCGCTCACTCAGTGGTGACTACACGAAGGACACCTTCGTTGTTCTGTCAAGCAATACCGACCTCGGTACAGTTACCGTAAACGGTGCAGCTCCTGACAACACTAAGGACTACCCAGCAGGCACAAGCCTGACTCTCGTAGCTTCTGCTACAGGTGCAGGTGAGTTCGTGAAGTGGTCTAACGGTGCAACGGCTAACACCATCACCGTAGTGACTAAGGGTCAGCCAGAAGCTCTGACTGCTATCTTCAAGGCAGCATCCAGCTCATCAAGTTCTGCTTCTTCAAGCAGCAACTAATGAAACCATGACCGCACCCTCCCCTATCGGGAGGGGAGCGGACAAGGTGAGGTAATCAATGTTAAACGATTAAAAACGAGAAAGAATATGAGTGCAACATGCGAAGAACTGCTCAATGTGCGTGCATCAGAGCAATGCGCAGAGGACTTTGCTGGTATCGGCTCCGTTATCTACTACGGTTTGAAAGATGACCTTTCTTCTCCATTGACCGAGGCAGGAACTGACTGGAAGAACATTACGTTCAAGGCTGGTAAGGGTCTGTATCGCGTTGACTGCAAGGAGGAAGCTAACTCTATCGTAGGCAGCAGCGGTGGTCAGAACGGTGGTTACAACCAGACACTCAACTTTACTGTAGATTTCGTCAATCGTGCTACTGCAAAGTTGGCTCGCGTTGTCAACAACCGTCGTGACCTTTTCTTCTGCGTTGAAGATGGCGACGACATCCAGATTATGTATCATCCAAAGAACAAGATTCAGATTGACCAAGGCGGTATTGAATCCAACACGGGCGACACTGCCGACAGCGATCGTGAAATCAAGTTCGCTATCCAACTCAAGAAGTGTAAGTATCCAAACACTTACCTCCAGTTGGGTGAGAACCAGACTCTCGAAGGTCTGTTGGTTGATTCATCTTCCAGCAGCGATTAACAGAAATTAATAGCTGTTCTATATTGGTTGGGCGGGCGGCGGTAATGTCACCTGCCCTTTCTTTTAATTTTTAATTTACTCGTAGGGGAAACCTACGAGCACATGGGAAGAAAATGACAAGATACTTTGAGATCTATAGTGAGTTCCGTGGATGGATTGCAGGATTGCTGTCTGCGATGCTTGCTTTCCTGCATCCCATTGCAGGAGATTTGTACAGTATGTTACTGTTGTTTGGTGCCAACGTGGTGTTTGGCATCATAGCCGATATCAGCAGTGGTGGCAAATGGGACAAGAAGAAATTCTGGAATGCCATTAAAGAGGCATTGCTGTTCTTTGCGTTGGTATTCTTTATCTTCGGCATTGGGTCTTTGAAGAATAACGTCAGTGGCGCACAGCAATGCGTGTCGTTTGTCAGCTATTCGCTTATATATTATTACGGCACGAACATCTGCAGGAACATGAAGCAGTTGCTGCCAGATGGAAGCATAGGACATAAAGTCTTTGCCTGGTTCTATTGGATTTTGTCGGTAGAGTTCATCAAGAAGATTCCTGGACTGATGCAATACTTGCAAGGAAAGGCTCCATTAGAAGCAGCCCAAGAGGCAAAAGAGGGTTCAAAGGATCAAGGAGTTCAAGAGGAAGAAGAAACAGAATAGAATATATGGCACAAAACCTAACACTTGTATCAGGCTCACCACTGATTGAGAATCCCGTGGTGTTTCGTGTGACAGCAGCTAATCTAAGCGGTCAGCCTTCGCTTACGTTTCATCGTGTAAAGATGTCTGTAGCCGTTGAAGCATCGAGCATTGGTCTCAGTAAGACGTACGAGCTATCGGAACCCGTCGCATCTGAAGGGTCTAATGTTATTGTGGATATTGATATCAGCAGTGCTCTTAGGGCCATTGCTGATGAGTATGAATATGCTCCACATTCCGTAGCAGGTGATAATAGCTATCCGGTGTTCTCTGCTCATATTGAGGCATGGGATGAATATATGAGTGCCGGTGAAATCCACACGACTCAACCCATTCAGATACAAGGCTACTTCAAGTTCCTCCTTGGTGGCTTTACTGATTTCGAGAGGATGACCAGTGGACAGACTAAGGGTGTGACGGCATTAACACGTAAGCCATCTGCGGGAGAGGTGATACCTATTGACAGCAAGTTGTATGTATATGCGTTAAGTTATGCCTACTCGGCAAACGATTGGGCGAGCCAAAGCACTCCATCAACACCGCAGACAAGAGCCGTCTTAACTAGCAGTTTGACGCTTGGTGTCAACACCTTGGCAGGTCGCGACGTGTATGCGGTTAAAGATGATGCTGTCTATGTGCCGTTCCAGTTTGTCAACGGACTCGGTGTCGTTGAATCTATTTATGCACAGTGTTATCCGGAAGAGAGTGTCCACAAGACTGTTAAAGAATACGATGTCACTGTTCCATCTGCCTTTAACAAGGTGGAACGCAATATTGTCCGCAAGAGCAATAGCCGCCATCAGTTGAAGATGACCAGTGGTCCGGTAACGGAATCCTGGCAGAAGTGGTGGCAGGAAGAGTTTTTGAATAGCACTCAAGCATGGATGTACTATCGAAACACTTGGGTGCCTGTGAGCATTATTCCTGACGAAGACACCGCAGGCATTGATCATACAACAGACGATTTGCCGGAAGTACAATTTACAGTTAAGATGAATTTCGAGGGCTGTTGATGTGGTAAGGGGTGTGAATAAAAAAAAGTACCCCCTTGCTCATAAAATAAAAATCTCACCTAATATTTTATACGACTCACCTTCCAGTGATGCTGACAAGGGGGCAATACCCGAATCGCATCCTGTAAGGTGATTTTTTTGCCGTATTAAGTGAGAATTACAGGTGCAAAGTTAATAAATAAAATTAATATTGCACAATGAAAGTAGCAGAAATCTTAAAGTTAGGTGGTGAAATGTTCAGAATACTGAATATTTTGGGCATTAAGGTGTCAATGTATGAGTATGTTCCGTTGTATGAAGAGTATTTATACAGGCGTTCTCGTGGGGAGAAAATGACCAGTATTGTTGCCCGTCTTTCCGATAAGTATTGTATGTGTGAGCGGAAAGTTTATAAGGTCATCAAGACACTCAGAAAGGACTGCCAAATCGGTGCATAGGGATATTGCCGAAAAGTTTGTGAAAGTATTTGTTTGTCCGTAATTTTGCCGTGTCGAAACGATTCGACATGAGAACACGGAGTCGCTTCTGCGACATACGGAAATAATTACAAACAACACAAACACAAATCATTATGGAAGGAATGATGACGATGACTCCCTATGAGCAATTCAAAGTCGCTAACATGCAGTCGAAGCGTACTTCTGGCACAGCTATCGGTGCATTGGGTGTAAGTATCGGCGCAGCAGTTGTTGGTGCTGCAGCCTGTGTCTTTGTACCATTGTACAGCAAGGCCAAAGCCTCTCAGGCTCGTGAAGCCGCTAATGCTGCCAAGGAGCAGGCTAACATCTTAGCCGCAGGCACACAGCGTCAGCTTGATCAGTTGACCAACCTGTTCGCTGCAGAGCGTCAGGAGCGTATCAACGGTGACATTACACTTAACGCCACCATCACCGACTCTGTAAGCGGAAGCCAGCAGGGTCAGTTGACTGCAACTCAGCAAGCAGAACTTGCCGCTTCACAAGTAGCAACTCAGACAGTGATGACAGGTCTGATGACTGGTCGTTACTCAGAGAACCCACAGCGTGTCGCATTGTATCGCGATGCCACTCCATGTGGATGTCCTGCTACAGGATGCGGTTGCGGTTGCAACGGCTAAATGGGAATAGGGGAAGTTTTCCATTGACTTCCCCTCTTTTCCTTTACACAAAACACACGGCATTATGAATTGGTTTATCAGTAAAGAAAAACAAGAGCGGATGGACTTTATACAGACATACGTCCCGACAAGCAAGGCGCAGTTGTTGCACGTGGCCATGTGGTATCATAAGGGCGACATGCAGAAGGCTCAGGAGATGGTAGATTTCTATACCAAGAATCTTGACCTGCCCGACTTTGACCCTGTTCCTCCTACCGTCATGGACCAAATCAAGCAAAACGCATCGAGCATCTTCTCATGGATAAAACAGAATCAAGGCGACATCATTACCAGTTATCAGTTTATCCAACAGATTATTGCCAATAAAGGTGTATTGCCAGCGATAGAATCCGCAGAGGAAGAGAGTCTTCCACCAATTAACTAACACACGGTATTATGAGCGAGCTTAAAGGATTTCCGATTACGTTCAACATCTACGCAGAGGATGAGCAAGAAGCCCAAGAGGCAAGAGATGCGATTGTAGCATTCATTACTTCTCATGCGGTGCATGGACGAGCCGTTACTGGCAAGAAACTTACGCAGGCATTGCGTGGATGGGATAAGAACCCATTTGTCAAGAATCAGGTTATTAACTTTTTAAAAGACTAAATCACAATGGCACAAGAAGAACAACAGCAACAGCAACAGCAACAGCAAGGGATAACCTGTACGGGTGATTGCCTGCAATGCTCTCCAAACCAGCGCGCTTATTGCGCAGCGCAGTTCACCTATCGAACGATGCGCATGGTAGAGATGAATCAGGCAGCCATCGCAGCATTGACCGGATATGTTGCCACACTGAAAGAAAAGATTGAAGCGATGCAAAGCAACGAGGAAAAGGTGTTTGATCCGACATCGGTTGCTGTCCCATCAAAACGGAAAGAGCAGTTGTTTCAGGAAGAAACGCAATAAGGGCAGCGGCGTATAGAATAGGCTCCCAAGATAGTTTAAAGTTAAAAGTTTAAAGTTGAAAGTGTATGAATTGTAATTGCAAAAACGGTCAGGATGTCCAAGACTTCCTGCTGTCAACTCCAACTGCAGGTGTATATGTGCTCGGTCTGACACACTACACATGCGGACAGCGCAAGATGCTGTTGAGTGATCCGACCCATCCGGTCATTGCCAATCTCTCTGTGACACCTGTCGGCGAACCTGTCGATGTAGGCAATAGCATGTATTGTCAGGAGTGTCAAGTCGCTGGTACTGTGACTTACTGCCCATGCGGCAGTTGTGAGCCACGTACTGAGTATGTCAGCTATCAATGCTGCCTGCCATGTACATCGGCCACCCAGCCAACCTTGACACTTGGTGAGGTAAAGGCATCGCCAAAGCCTATCAAGTATTACATGAACAATGGATGCGGATGCTGCCAGGGTGTACGTCCTTGCACCAATCAGGTAGCCATCACTACCTCTATTGAGGTAACTGCCGGTGCATGATGACTCTATGGGATATCGCATGCATTGTGTTTGCTTGCACGGCTGCCAACCACCTTGGGCTGATTCAGGCAGTTCAGACGGTTGCGGAATGTAACCAATTGCCGATAGTCAGTTGTGTGAAGTGCTTCAGCTTCTGGGCAGTGATGGTGTACTGTCTTGTTGTCGGTGTTAGCATTATCACTACGCTTGCGATATCCTTCCTCTGTGCATGGTCTGCCATTTGGCTGGACCTATTTATGGGAATCATTGATTACTTATATCTGAAAATATATGAGCAGATTTATCCAACAACAGACGAAACCGACGCCGACACGTTCGATACCGAAGACTCCGTGTCCGACGTGCGGAACGGTTGAAAATACTGCTGTATCACAGCAAACAAAAACGAAAACGAAAACTAAAACGAAGAAGAAATGAATGCACAAGAAGAAATGAAAGAGAAGTACACTCATCTGTACGAGTACATGTCCGTCAGTGGAAAGCCTGAGTATATGATGGCTTTCGGCCACGTCATGAACGAGATGATGGACTGGATGATTGCCAATAAGCCCGAAGCTGCAGAAGAGTGGATCGGTAAGTTGGAAAGCATCAAGTGGAACAACTATCTCACTCCGAAGGAGGCAGAGAAGATAGTTGCCAGTATGAAACCCGATGCACCATGGAAGCGTGATGTATGGCAGAAGGCCATGACAGACCTCGGCATCGTTAGCGAGGAACAGCCTTATTACAACTCGTGTGCCCTTTGGACAGAGATGAATAAGCAGTATAGTGATCATGCGCAGTCACTGGCCGACAAGGTTTGGAAGAAGCCACTTGCAGCTATTCCGACCGAGGAACTTGTTCCTGCCATCAACGCCCTTGCACTCGATGTGTTGAAAGACAAGGACGGCGTGTACAACATCCGTACATACTTTGGTGTATAGCTAAACAATCTCACATGCCGTGTGATTGGAGCGGTGCAGCCCTTTGTGGTTGTGCCGCTTTTCTCTTTGTCCCCCACCCTATTGTTTAACAGCGTATCTTTGCCCCAAAAACAGATATAACTTATTAAAAATTAACGAACAATGAAAGAGTACATTACAATGACAGAGCAAGAGCGGACGGAGTGGGCAGTCCGTTTTGCTGAGTTCTTGAAATCAGATTATGCCAACATCAAATCACAGGGAGAAGGATGGAAGAAGTCGTTTGAGCGCGGCTTGAAACTGTTTGAGCCGTTGATGATTGCCGACGACTTTGTACGATCTGCTAAGGAGTTTATGGACTATGAGCGTCGTATTGACCAGATGTCTTTCTTAGTTGACGAAATGCGTCGTCAGGTAATCGAGGTGGACGGAGATGTGTTGTCACGTATTGCAGCACCGACCAAACGTAAGGTTGGCCGACCAACCAAAGAAGAGGTCCGTGAGTATGCCAAGCAAGAGCAAGAGGAACAAACAGGCAAGGTAGATGCATTGGCACAGATTGCAGGAATGACTTTGCCTGAAAAGGAAAAGAAACCTGCTAAAGAAGAGGAGAAACCAGGAGCCGTTGTCGGTGATTTATTTGCAGAGCCATCAAAGCCTGCCACACCTGCCACACCACCTGCTTCCGACAATGATTCCAATGTCAATGCACCTGTTGCAGAGGCAGGCAAATTGAGGTTACAGGAAATCAAGCATCTGTTACCAGGTGAGTTGCAGGATGCTGTTGATACGGTGGCCATGCTTCGTAGTCGTGCTGCCACAGAAAGTGAGTTGGCCAAAGAGTTGGTTATGAATGGAGGTAAGCAAGAAGAAATCTCCAAACACGCAAAGGCAGCATGTGAATGTACTAACGCTTACGAAGACATCTATGCTCGAGTCGATATGGCATTGGCACAGTTGTATGTCAACACCAAGAAGAACGATAAGTATATCAAACACGGCGAGACGCGCGAAAGTCAGTTGGCTAAGACAGAGCCGTACTATCAGAAGGTTTCAAAGGTTTCAAAAGTTGAAGAGACCAAAGAGGAACCCCATGATGCCAATAAGCCTAATAAGGCTAATGAGCCTAAGAAGGATCAGCCTGTGATGAGTAAGGCTGACAAGGCTGCTTTGTTGCATAAGCATAGGACGTATATCATGCGCAAGGATGCCAAGATTACACAGAAGCGTGTGGAACGAATCGAACAGATCATTGCAGAGTTGAAAGAGATGGGTGTTCCTACGGATGAGTATGAGGTGGTATTGGAGGAATCCAAGAAACAACTTGCAAAGAAATGATTATAGAGCCTTGTTGCATATCGAATCAGTTGCCGGCATTGCTGAAGGAGAGTCCAGATACAATCTTCTACAGCAATGGTGATTGGGGCGTTGAGAAGCTGATGTACTCCGTTGATTGTATGGTTGACAGTCCGTCGGTTGAAATTCTGTTATGCCCGTCTATTGACGTATCGTTGTGCCGTTATCTGCGTAAATCATTACAGAAGAAATGGATTAAAGGCATCTTCGTATGCACCACAGAAGATTGTACGGAGTTATTCAGTGGAGAATTGGGAAAGTATAACGACGAGGCATTATACATTCACCGCTCCAATCTCGAAGCCCAACTGTACGTAAGGTACAATGCCGACCAGATGATTGCCATAAGCGGACCAATGCTTTTGCATGGAACTGCAGAGCATGGGAAGTTCTGTATGTATCATGGGGTGTTTGGGAAACATGGAAGGAAGTTCAATGAGTTGATGGCAGGCGTTGTCCCATTGTTTGCGACCAAGATTCGTGACCACAGTGTCAGTGAAGTAAAACGCAATTTAATCGAGAGAAGATATGAGTAAAGTTGGTGATGGATATTTGAGCCTGTTGGAGAAGTGGCTGCACTTAGGGTATCCGCTCAAGGCTTCAAGAATGACTGCAGAGCAGAAGCTACGGACACAGATTGTGTACGAAGCCTATCAGGTGTGGCTACAGAACAAGCAGATACGTCCGTTGGATTTGTGCCGGCGTGTAGCATCACGGACTTACGAGCAGTTGTTGTTGAAGGCAAAGTTAGACGAGGGTATAGCGGATTTCATTAAGAGTGCTGGTGTTCAGCAAGGCATGGCGCGTAGTGCAAAGCAATTGGCGAATGATGTTGAAGCGCTCAACTATATCATCGGACATTTCACTGCACCGACTCAACACATCGAGAAAGCAAAGGTTGTCGATGCAAGCGACTGGCTGATTGAGCATGGCATGCAGGTCGGAGATGGTCGTGATGTTGCCAAGGGAGCCGACTTGAAGATGCGACTGAATAAAGACTTTGATGAGAAGGAAATGGGCTACGAAGACCTTGCAAATACAGATGTCAACATTACGGAGGATGTTTCTGTCGTTAAACCTGGTCGCAAGAACTACACCGACGAGCAGAAGAAAGGATTTGCTAAACGATTCGGCATCAGCGAGCGAGAGGTTATTACAATGGTTGAGACGGAGAACGGTGTATATGAAGCTCAACAACAAGATGACGAGTTCGATGTGTTTGAGAATCAATAGGACTCGCAACTAAAGTAACGAGAACAGAACGAAGAATAATATGGGTAACACGAGAGATGTTTATATGAATCCCATGCAACAGCGAATCTATTATGCTGGAGCAAGGGATATTCGCGTAAGAGCTGCCCGCCGATTCGGAAAGACCGATGGAGTTGCTGGACCGCAGGCAGGTCGTGTGGTGCAGAGTATGCCGCGAGGTGTGGGTGTTTGGTGTGGTAACAGCAACCGTCAGTTGTTGGCTCGTACAGCACCTGCTACGTTGGCAGCCATGCAACGATTCTGGGGATTTCAGGAAGGGCGTCATTATTGGTGGGGCAAACCACCTGCCAAGTTAGGTATCCCCTCTCCTATCATTGCCCCGAAGGATTGGAGTAAGTGTATTACCTTCTACAATGGTTGGGTGTGGCATCTCGTTTCTCTCGAAACACGAGGCAGTGCTAACTCTTTAACGGTAAATTACATCTTGATTGATGAAGCGAGATTCATCAAAAAGGAGAAGTTTGACAGCGAAGTCAAACCGACACTGAGCGGTGTGACACACCCTTTCGGCGACCCTGCTTTCAGTGAGTCGAATCCATATTATAAAGGCACGTTGTATATCAGTGATGCCGGACTGAGTACCCGTGAGAGTTGGATGGAGAAAGAAGAGTTGAGACTTGACGAGGAAATAGAGGACGGAGAATACAAAGGACGCACCTATCGTTCGCTGCAGAACGACCTTGATGCTTATGCGGAACGGGTAATTTTCTATAATCGCCTTTTGCGGCGGGCCAAGAAAGAAGGGCATAGTGTTCATGTGGTAGAACCAGAGAAACGAGATGCTATCATTGCGTTGGCAGAGCAGATCAGGACAAAGCAAGGTAAGTTCAGGATACTTGGCGCAATGGGCTACTCGAAGTCGGCCTTAGAGATGCTGGTGAATTACCATCTCATTGATCCAAACGATGCGGAGTTGCTGTTGGATTATGAGTTTCTGATTACGCCCGAAGAGCATTTTGAGATGACGATTATCCGTCAGTCCAAAGAATACCAGGACAAGATACGTTCGATGCGTTGCAGTTCGTTTGCTTATTATGAAGCCAGCACCTTGGACAACATCGACCTGCTTGGGGTGGAATATATCGCCAGCATGAAACGCACATTGCCGCCGTTGATTTTTGCACTTTCTATTCTGAACCTGAAGAAGGTGAAGAGCAACGACGGATTCTATTCGTTGTTGGATATTGAGAATATACACGGCTATACACCTGAGTTGCCGGAGAGTGTTATTGACAAGACTATCAGGAGGAAGACAGCAAGTACCATTGTTGGCGGGCAAGCCATCAACTGTGAGTACGAAAGCCCTGACTTCGATGTGTTGCAAGGCATCAAGGACTGTTCTTTGGATGGTGATGTATGCGATGAGGACGAACTGTATATTGCTATGGACTATAATGCCAACATCTCGTGGGTAGTCACTGGAAAGATTGGTGAAACGGAGCGTGGTGGTGAATGCCTCTATACCCTATCGAGTATGTTCGTCAAGAACGAGCGGAAGTTGCGTGAGCTGATGAAAGACTGGTGTCGTTATTATGCACCCCATCGCCGTAAAAATTCTACGGTACACTATTTCTATGACGCTACGGCAAAGTTCCGTGGCTATGCCATTGAAAACCAACAAGACTTTAAGGACGTGGTGATTGAGGTGCTGCAGCATAACGGATGGGAGGTGGATGCCATTGACATGGGAACACCGATGGAACATGAAGCCAAGTTCAAGGACATCAACGAGGGATTGAGTGAAGCGGGTAGATTGTCAGTGCGTTTTAATGAGGAAAACAATCAAGACCTTATTGTAGCAATGGAACATGCTGGAGTAAGCGTTGGAATGGGAGGTTTCAAGAAAGATAAGGGCGGGGAGAAGCTGCCTGAGACGGAAACAGACCCGTTGGAGTTGCGTACTGATGGCACAGATGCATGGGATTCACTTTACCTTGGTTGTCTGTATTGGCGGTCGCCAATGGGATATATGACAGGAGTAACATTATAATAACTGAAAGATGCCAAGACAAAGTATGAAACTAAGTTATACAACCATTCGCAATTATGCGGAGCGGTGGTCATGGGAAAAAGACGGTGTGAAGCGTCAGGGAATCAATGTTCCGGAAGGAGCGACACACGTACAGCGAGTGCCGTTCTATGTAAAATATATTACGAGCAATGGTACTGTTGAAGAAGGAATGGTTGTTTGTCTCAAAGTCTTTCCCGAGTGCCATCAACGCATGATACAGTTTGTCGAGAGCCGAGAGATACGTAGGATTCGTGACTACCTGATTATCGAGATTGACGGTCATCAGTTTATGACCCATTAAAATAGCCGTTTTTATGCTTTTAGGGAAAACTACTTAGTGCTTTTAGGGAAAAGCATTAAATGGTTTTCCTTAAAAGCTATTTTCTGGGTTTTTTAATATAGGAACCTTAAACCCCTTGAACCCCTTAAACTTTTGAAACCCTTTAAACCCTTGAACCTCCCCTTGTCACCTACTCGCAAAGCGAGTGCATTATCTTTGTGGCGTTAAAAGAAAGATAATGGTATATTCATCTCCGAGTAACTATTGGATTAAGCAAGGTGCGGTAACATTTACGCTAAATGCGCTTGACGACCCCGACAAGTTAGCTATTGCTGTGTCTGCAGGAGCGGTGATTATGGCGTATGCCAAGGTGAACAACCAAGTAATCATCGACTATAATGCAGGCCATAACTACCGAACATGGGCATTGCAAGCATCGCCTACTCACTTCGAGCGGACAGACAAAGTGTATGTCTATGCAAGGTTGAGCAAGGTGGCTGATACCGCTATGCTTGTATTCCCGTATGAGAAGATGCCTATTGATCCAGGAGATGAATCCGATTACTATTACATTCTGTTGGGTGCATTGACATCATCAATGAACGAAGGCTCTCAGGTGTACCGAGAATGGGACCGCGAAGAGGGTCTTTCGTTTGGTACGCTCGACACTGATGAACAGTGGAACGAACAAAGCAGTGAGGCACTTGACAGAATGTTCAAGATCGACAGCAACAATGTCATCTGGACACAGAACAACCTTACCTTCTTAGCAGGCAAACGACTGTTATTGCTTCGCATGTCTGTATTAGGTGATAGTACAGGTGCTAATACTGCCGAGATAACATCCATCACCAAAGCAGCCAACATCAATGACGTAACATTCGCTGGGGCGGAAACAAGTCTGCCAACAACCGCTGCAATGGTCCATTATGCAGCGTTGTTGGAACAGTTGTATAACAGCCGTTTCCTCCGTAAAGACCGAGACGATGCGACAACACATAAGCTGACCATGAAATCGGCTGAGGTTACTGAGGACCTATCTGTTGGTGGTGATGTAGAATTAGGAGGCGATATGCAGTCCGAATCATTTACGGAAAGTAGCGACTTTTCGGGCCAAGGTTGGAAGATCGACCAATGGGGTAATGCTGTATTGGAGAGTGCAAAGATACGCTCCTTCCTCGAAGTGGTGGAGTTATTGATTAACCGCATCCAAGCACAAGAGGGCGACACCATCTTTACTGATAACGACCAGATAGAAGGGGTTACGCCTGTCATCGAAACGATTAACAACGAAGAGATCGTAACAAGTTACATCCTTGATCTGAAAGAGAAGTGGGACGGCTATTTCACTTCGCAGATGAAAGGCAATATCCTGAAAGGCATCATCAATACGCTTGCTGCGAAAGAGGCAGGAGTAAGCGATGAGAGCGATAACAACCCCGACAAGCAAGGGAGTGATGACGGTGGCAACAAATACTATACTTCATGGATGCAGGTAGTGGACACACACAATACCTCTGCATCTTTGGCAAAGAATCAGATACGTGTTGTCCTGTATGGTGATGATTATGATGATCCGATAACAGGTGAGAGGGTTCACATCACTCCAGCAGGGAAGAACTTCCCACCATGTGAAATGATGGTAATTGCTCGTTGGGGATGTTATCAGAATCCTAACGAACCAGGCATCTCTTCTGCGGAGAAAGCCAGCCGTATCAAGCGTCAGCAGTTGTTCTATCTGTCAACCAGCGACGGACGTATCACCAAGTTGACAGGCGTTGATTCTCCGATTCTTCAAGAGGGCAACTATGGCACAACGCTTGGTACGCTACCTGAGTTTGTTAAAAGTTGGGGAGCCATCTCTAATCGGTTGATTGACGGGCGTGATTATCTTTATGCCCAAGGTGTTGTTGTGGGCGACTTCATCAAGGTCGATATTAACGGACTTCCAATTGTTCAGTACGTCGATTGTGGCGAATGGATAGATGGAGGTGCTTCTGGTGTAACTCCTGAAATAGGTGCGGGCATCTATCTGTGCAACGAGAAAAACACAATTAACCTGCAATGGGAAACACACGATGCATGGCGATTCGGTAAGAAGTGGCGATGCAAGATGCACCAACCAGTTGCAGGCGCAGGTGGTGTGCTGACTTATAACCCTCCGATGTGGGGCAGCGACTATTGGGATTGTGTGGAAGGAGATACAACATATAGCATTGACTTTGTTTATCATGGAGGCGACACCTTCGCTAAAGGCGCTGTTAATACGACGATATCTCCACATCTTTTCTCCGGTTCCGAAGAAATAACAGATTACACAAAGATACCTTTGGCTAATTGGTCGTGGGAACGCTCCAGCGACAAACGTACAGCAGATACCATTGCGGCCGACGAGGCATGGAATGCACTGCATCACGGAGTTAAAGACTTGGCTCTGACCAATGATGATATGCCTATATGGTGGGACGACGATAACAGAATAATCTTCAGTGTAAAAATCAATCTGCCTGATGGTAAAACATTGACTTTTGAATTATGACGATAGTAAAAAAAGATGCGTTTATCAAACTTGCCGGAAAGAGAGGAGCAAGTGCAGCGATAGGATATTTCGATAGGAAAGTCTTGAATGTTCCTGTCGATGTCAATGGGGTAGTCCTCGAAGACTACGAACAGAAAGTGTTTTTCCGCATGGTTGTTGCGGACGAGGAGATTTCCATTGAGTCGTTTGAGTTGAATGAAGGTGGAGCAACACCTTATGCAACAATGGGAGGTGTTTCTATTTTTGTGTTTGATGATGATGTCGATGAGCATACATTAGACCTCGGCGACAATGCGGAGGTTCGTAACCACATCTTGACGCTCTTGAACGACAATGCGCGCATCTCTAAGAACGAGATCATTATTACCATTCCCAAGGACACCGTATTGGATGAGCACCTTGTCAGCCTTACCGCAACAGGTAAAGATCGTCAGGGTCTGACCTATGCAGGCTACGACAGTCTGGTTATTCAAGGGCAATACATTGCCAAAGACGGAACAAGTGCCCCAACCTACTTTGATGAGTGGTTTGCTTGGAGCAACGTGGAGCAGACAGCCGATGTCAATACAAGTCCGTTCGGCAATAATACTGAGCCGAACCCTGCATGGCAGACTTCTATACCAAACAACACGAATAACTTCGCATATCTGTGGCGTAAGTCTGTCCGTAATGTACTTGATCCAACGACCAACACTTACACGGCAGAGAACCCACAATATGTACGACTGACAGGAACAAAGGGTGTCAGCATCCATACAAGGGGACAAGTCACAGATGCGACCAAGCGCGGAACAGCCGTTGCTTACATCATTACGGAAGGAGGAACTGAAGAACAGATATCCATGTCCGATGGCGATGCCGTTACTCAGTTGGATGACGGCCACCTGTATCAATGGGTGACAGAGGGAGGTGGTAAGTGGCTTGACCTCGGTGTATTCAAGGGAGAGCCTGGTAAGACTTATTACACCCACATTGCATGGGCTACCGATGTCACATTAGTTACTCCTTATGTCGTTCCTGGTCAGTTGAACAAAGCAAATGCATCAAGTGTTACAGGTTATGTCATAACGCCCGACACAAGCTCCGTAAGAACATATATGGGTTATTTGGTAGATGAGAATACCGACGACCCGACGGGAACTGGTGCGGAGTTGAAATACACATGGGCTTACATCAAGGGTGCAGACGGAGAAAGAGGTGATTTCAAGAGTCGTGTGTTCTGCCGGACAAATAAGGACATGAGTTCTCACACTCCGACAGGCGGTACTTACGAAAGTCCTATACCTAACCCTGCAACAGTTACTGTTGACGGAGAGAATGTAACATGGGAGGACGGCATACCAAGCGGAACAGGTAAGGTGTGGACGAGTGTCCGTTTGTTCAAGGGCGATGGTAGCAATACCAACTGGAGTGCTCCTGTCATTGACACCGACACTGAGACCTTAGACATAGAGTTCAGTCCAAGTACTACCAAGCCGCCCGCCCCACAAGGGAACACTCCGTTTGCAGACCACTCAAGCGAAGGATGGTACGATCCAAGCAATCTGCCAAGTGGACAGAACATGATATGGCGTGCAGAGCGAAAGGTTGCCAATGGTGCATATAGTGGCGCTTGGGTCATCAGCCGTATATATGGAGAGAAAGGAGATTCCGCTCTTCGCATTGACCTTGACAACGAATTTGATACGGTATTTACCGATTCAACAGGAAAGATATCCTCGGCTCAGACCAAGGAAACTATTGTCCGTTTCTATATAGGTTCTCAGGAACAAGACACCAGCAGCGGTGCCAACATCAACATCAGTGGTGGTCCTGCATCTACGATCGCCACATTCACTGCATCTGCAGAACCGAATAGTGGAAAAGGCCGTAAGCTGTCGTGGGCATTCATAGCAGGTGCGACAATGGCAGACGAGTACGAAATACATGTTACTTATACGAATGAAGGTGTAGG